CTGGCAAACGGTCGAGCCAACCAACTGATCTGGTCGTCAATTATTGAGCGACAAGAGATTCGCAGCGCCTACCCGTACACGGCTTGCGTTGGCCTAGAGCTGAACACACGGCAGTTCAGCAACCTGCCGACTCGTGCCTACCTAGTGAAAGGGCGACTGGTGCAGATCCCGCACAACGCTGCGGTGCGCGATGACGGCAGTCTTGACCTGACGCAGGATGTTGTGTTCAACGGCAGCACCCGCACGTCATGGACAACCTGCCCGGTCTGCATTTTTGCCGACATGGTGCTGAACGACCGCTATGGCTGCGGTGATTTCGTCAGCACGTCCAACATCAGCTATACGGACCTTTACCCGCTGATCCAATACGCAAACCAGTTAGTCACGAATCAAGACGGCACGACAGAACCGCGCTTCGCCTGCAACGTTGTCATCGGTGATCGTGCAGCGGCTTACAACGTGTTGCAGGATCTCGCCTCGGTGTTCCGTGGCATGTCCTACTGGAGCAGCAACACCGTTCAGCTGGCTGCTGATCACGGCAATCTCGACGGCTCTGCTGTTGATCCGGTTCACCTTTACACGAACAGCAACGTCATTGAGGGCGTTTTTAACTACACGGGTTCATCCCTTAAAACGCGCAGCACCAGCATCCGCGTCCGCTACAACGACCCCGACAACTTCTATAAGCCGAACTTTGTTGTCGTCGAAGACGCCGCGCTGATCACTAAGTACGGCTATCAAGTCCGCGAGGTCGTCGCGTTTGGTTGCACGTCACGCAATCAGGCGTACCGCCTGGGCCGTTGGATGATGGCATCAGAGGAGCTAGACGGCGAAACCGTCACGTTCTCAACTGGTCTGCAAGGCGCAATCGTTTTGCCTGGCCAGGTGTTTGCTGTTGCCGATGAGATGCGGCAGGGCGCACGCATCGCTGGCCGTTGCAGTGCAGCCACGACAACGACGGTCACTGCAGACATCACGGTGACGTTGCCCGGTGGCGCAGGTCACACGCTCACCGCAACGCTGCCCGATGGCACGATTGAAACCAAAACGATTCTTACTGTTGTTGGCTCTGTGATCACGGTGTCGTCTGCGTTCAGCGCAGCACCGCTGGCTCAGTCAATTTGGTCGATTCAATCGTCAACCGTTGCCCATCAGAAGTTCCGCTGCATCTCGGTCGCTGATGGCGGTGATGGCACGTTTGCAATCGTCGGCGTACAGCACAACGACAGCATCTACGCAACGGCCGACAACGCCGATGCCCTGGAGTACCAATCGGTCACGACGTTCGACAAGATCCCGACAGCTCCAAGCGGTCTGACCTTTGAGACGAAAGAGGTCCGCCGAAACAACAACGTCGTCAACGACGTTTTCTTGGGCTTCAAGCGTGACGATGATGGCAACATCAGCGGCTTTGAGATCCGCTACAAGGTTGGCGACGGCAACTTCCAAACTGTCAGGCAGACAACCAATGAACTGAAGGTTGAAGGCGTTAAGCCTGGCTCAACCGTGACGTTCCAGATTCGTGCGATTGGCCGTGACGGCACGTTCAAAAACTCGGCCTGGACATCTGGGTCATTTGTTGTTCCCAAAGAAGACCAAACAACCGAGGGCGGCACAACGGTTACTGAGCTGCCACCTGATCCGCAGAACGTGCAGCTGGAGCCCCATCGCTCCAATCAAGTAATGGTTACTTGGTCTGTGCCGAAAGAGGGCCTGGGTGCAACCAGCGACAGGCTGAACGCTGAGATCCGCCACAGCTCTAAGACTGACGGCTCCGGCACTTGGCCGAACAGCTCACTGCTGACCGTCGTTAAGGCCAACACGTTCTACGCGATCCTGCCGGAACTGTCGGGTGAATACCTCGTCCGGTTCATCGATGATCAGAACAAGAAAAGTTCAGCTGTCCGGTCGGTCGTTCACACGCTGACGGATTCAGTGCCGCGTTTGCTGATCCTTGAAGATCGCGAGGACAGCGACACGCCTGAGTTCCAAGGGCAGAAGAACGACACGTTTTACTCAGAGGAGTACGACGCACTGGTCATTGATGGCGACGAAACCATTGATGACATTCTCGACATCGACGCTCTGAGCAGCTTTGACTTCCTCGGCACGCGGAAGAGCAGCGGCGAGTATTTCTTCGCCAATACGCTTGATCTAGGCGCACAGTTCGACATTGAGTTCAGCCGCCATTTGGTGATGCGTGGCACCTATCCGGCGGACGACATCGACGAGCGCACGGCACTAATCGACACCTGGACCGACTTTGACGGCTTAGAGGCTGACGACGTAAACGCTGAGCTTTACCTGCGGGCTGCAACCACCGGCATCACGGCAGAAGACGAGCTGACGGAAGACGGCGACAAGCTGTTGCTAGAGAACGATGACAACCAAGAGCTAGAAAGCAACTTGGTATTTGGTGACTGGGTGCCGCTGCGAAACGGGCACTTCCAGGGCCGCCTGTTCCAGTTCAAGTGCGAGCTGAGCAGCGACCACGTTGACCAAACGCCGCTACTGGATGAGCTGGGCTTCACGGCGAAGATGCCGCTGAGGACAGAAACCAGCTCTGTGATCGCGTCTGGCACAGCATCTGGCGGCAAGGCGGTGACGTTTACTAATGCGTTTTTTCAAGATGGCGTCTTCTACAACACGCCGCCGAGCATTGGCATCACGGCTTTCAACCTTGCGTCAGGCGATTACTATGAAGTGACTTCGATCACCAGGACTGGATTCACAGTGAAGTTCAAGAACAGCAGCAATGCCGTGATTGATCGGAACTTCCAGTACCAAGCGGTCGGCTACGGCTCTGAGCGTTCCTAACAATGGCAACTCACGACTATGTGATCTCAAACGCCTCAGGGGCGAGCGTGAGAGCAGATCTTAATAACGCTCTCGCTGCGATCGTTAGCAATAACAGCAACGCAACTTCGCCAGCCACAACCTACGCATATCAATGGTGGGCCGATACAACGACCGGCCAGTTGAAGCTGAGGAACTCGGCTAACTCAGCATGGATCACGCTGCGTGAGCTTGACGGCACGCTGCTCATGGAGGAAGGCAGTGTCTCAGCACCTGGCCTTGCGTTTGCGGTCGATCTTGACACGGGCTTCTTCAGAAGTGCGGCAGATAAGCTGAACATTGCTACTGGCGGTGCAGAGCGCCTTGAGATTGGCAGCTCTGAGGTTGTATTTAACGACCCCAGCAATGATGTTGACCTCCGCGTGGAGTCAAACGGCAACACTCACATGCTGTTTGTTGAGGGTGGAACTGATCGCGTTGGCATTGGTGAATCGGATCCCGATCAAACGCTGCACATTTCCGAAGCAGCCTCTGGGACTACCATGGGCGTAATTATTCACAATACTGCAACCGCTAATGATAGTGATGCGCGACTAACTTTTAACACTAATTCTGGCGGTGCTGAGAAAACTAGGGCATACATTCAAGCAACAGGAAACACGTCTGGCTCTGGCAATTTAGTTTTTGCTACTAGAAAATCTGGCAGTACAAGTGAATCAGCACGCATCGATTCAAGTGGTAGATTCCTTTTGGGGACGAGTAATCCCCGTGAAAATTTCTATCAAACCACAAACCAAAACTGGCAGCATCAAATTGAAGGGACCAATTATCTTGCTTCAGGTCAAGCGCAAATTACTAACTCTAATGATGCCCTTGGCGCATACTTTAATTTCGCAAAAAGTCGTGGAACTAGCGTCGGCTCTAATACCATTGTAAATGATAGTGATGACTTAGGTGTCATTGATTTCCACGGAAATGATGGTACTGATTTCGTCCATGCCGCACGAATTGTTGCATCAGTCGATGGAGCGCCTGGAGGAAACGATATGCCAGGGCGCATTACTTTCCTGACGACAGCGGACAATGGAACCAGCCCGACGGAAAGACTCAGAATCGACCGCGCGGGATCCGTGGGCATTGATTTTACGCCAAAACGGATGCACGCAAATGTTACTTCTAGCCTAAATGTTGGCAGTAGCAGTCTTTTTCAAAGAACTAACAATTCGTTCGTTACAAGCAATTTTTACTACAACACCAGCGATGTAGGCAAAAGCATAGCTAGCGGCTACGGTGTTATGTATTCGCAGAACACTGCTGATGGGCGGCATAATTTTAATGTGTCTGCCGCTTCAGCAGGATCAGCAGATGCTACGCATTCACTGCAAACAAGAGTCATTATTGACAATGATGGCCTGAAATTCAACGGCGACACGGCTGCTGCAAACGCTCTAGACGATTATGAAGAAGGCACATTCACGCCTACATTTCATTCAGGAATTACCAGCCCAACTTTTACTACTCAGAGTGGAGATTACACCAAGATTGGCAGCCTAGTTACTTTTACGATCCATATGCAACTAAGTGGCGGCACTAACACAAGCAGTGGGATAATTATTAGTGATTTGCCTTTTAACGTAAGTGCAACCAAAGAGGCTGGATCCGCAACTTTTGCTTTTAATAGCGGTTTATCTAATGATTCAGGCTGGCCTACAGATAACAATCCAACTCTTTATGTAGGCCCGAACAGCAACAAAATCTATTTTTATGCCGTAAATGGGGGCACTTGGAACGGCACCACTGCAGGCGGCTTAGCTGGTCGCAATATCCATATTGCAGGTCACTATTTTGTGTAAACAGCCCGCAATGGCTTAAAACTATGCTTAAACCTGTTTCGTCTGGAGGACGTCCCTAATGGCTATTACCAAGCGCACTGAACTCAAAGAAGAGATCCTGCCTAATCAGGTCATCCAAATCCGCACCACAACTGTGGTCGAGGAGGATGGTGTTGAGCTGGCACGTAATCATCACCGCCATGTTGTTCACCCTGGTGACGATGTAACTGGTGAGCCGCAGGAAGTTCAAGACATTGCAGCAGCACTTTGGACAACTGAAGTGATTGCCGCTTACGCTGCTTCTGTTGCCAACTCTGGCCCCGCCTGATAACGATCAATGGCTAACACCTACGTTTGGAAAATCGCTGATCTAAATCGTGACCTCAGTGACGGTTTTGCTCACACGGCCCATTACACCGTGACTGCAATCAGCGATCAGGTTGACTCTGAGGGCAACGCCTACAACTCAGGCGCTTACGGCAGCATCGGCCTTGATCGTCCTAAAAAGCTGGCCGATTTTGAAGATCTGACTGAGGCTGACATTGTGGCAGCTGTGCAGGCGAAACTTGGTGGCGCTGAAAAGGTCACTGAGATTCAGGATGCACTGGCTGCACGCATCGTTGAACAGATCACGCCAACTCAGGCGTCTGGCAAACCTTCTAGCTGGTAAGTCCCCTTGGCTGATCGCAAAATCTCAGCTCTGACCGAGCTAACTGCTCCTGCGTCTGGGGATCTGTTCCCGGTCGTCGACATCTCAGAGGCTGACAACGCCGACAAGAACAAAAAGATCACCTACGGAACAATGTTCCGCGCCTTGCCTGATGGCACGGTTGGTGCTCCGTCGATCGGCTTTGCCAGCGATAACGCCACGTCTGGCATCTACCGGACGGCTGCGAACGAGATTGCGATCAGCAACAACTCAACGTTCAACGCCAAGTTCACGACCTCTGGTTTTCAGGTCGGTTCTGGTACGGCTGCGGCTCAGCTGCACATCTTTGGCAGCGACACGACCGATCAGGTCATCATCGAGAACAGCGATGCTGGCCTTGATACTGCGCCGGATCTGGTGCTGTATCGCAACAGCGCATCGCCTGCCGCTAGCGACAACCTCGGCAACCTTGAGTTCCGTGGTGAGAATTCTGGCGGCACAACGCACGCCTACGCCCAGGTCAGCGCACAGATTCAGACCGTCACCGACGGTGCTGAGGATGGCGTCCTTGATCTGATGACGGCCTCAGGCGGCACGACTGCTAGCCGCTTGCGTCTTTATGGCTCGTTCATCGGTATTGGAGAAACTACGCCGACCAAGCCGCTGCACCTGACAACCAGCTCAACGGGGACGCAGATCCAGTCGGAATGTACGGCTGATGATGCAGGCTCTGGCGGTGACATCGTTCTGTTTCATCGCCGTGGCGCATCGAGCGCCGGTCAGGATGCCGACGTTCTGAGCACCGTGTTCTTCCGGGGCAAGAACGACAACAGCACGCCGGAGGAGCTGAATTACTGCGCGATTGAGGGCAGCATTGTCGACGCCACCGACGAATCAGAAGACGGCGCACTGAAGTTCAAGGTTGAGAAGGCTGGCACGCTTTCCACGCAGCTTGAGGTCAGCGGGGCCAACATCGGGTTCTTTGGCGCGACAGCTGCGGCACAGTCCACGCACGTTGCTGACATCACGACGACGGCAACCAGCGGCACGCTGCCAACAGCTAACGGCACTGTCACGATCGCCGATGCGGCGTCACCGACGAACGCAGAATTGCTTGAGTATTGCGTCGAGCTTGAGGCAAAGGTCGAAGCTCTCCTAGCCTTCGCGAGTGCTCATGGCCTGATGGCCTCTAGCTGATGCAACGACCTGACCCGATGATCGCCTCAAAACCTGGTGCCGAGGACGTGCAAGCAATGGCTGCTCGGACGCTGTGGCTTGAGGAGTTGTTCTTCCTTGATGGCCGCGACATGATCAGCCATCCGCAGCATGGTCTGTTTACTGGTTTGGCCCTCAAATATCAAAGCCTGCAGTCAACTGACGGTTACTGATGGCCAAGTCACTTAACGGCCAAACATTTGTTGTCGGTAAACCCAAACGGACCACACAAGGAAATGGTCAACACTCCCGCCCCAAAAAGGGACGAAAGAAGTACCGTGGCCAGGGAAAACGCTAATTCTTCTAATGATCAAGCGTCTTGTTTTTGGTGTAGCCGCTGGCGCACTTGCCTTGGCTCCCCTCTCTGCCCGCGCAGATTGGTTCGTTAATCCCGAGATCAACATCGGCGTCGGCACTGAGACCGGCGTGGGTGGTGCTGTCACCGACCTGCATGTTGGTTACGAGTTCAAGAACGGTGCTTACGCACAAATGGGGCCTAGCCTCGTGACGCCTGACACCGGCGATTCTGAGATTGAACTCTCAGGAAAAGCTGGCATCAGCGGTGGCCCGATTTACACCGAGGTGTCGTTCTCTACTGGCGACACTGAAACCACCGGAAACATCAAGATTGGCGGTCGTTTCTGATCGCTGCTAGAACCTAACTGTCTCCTCACACAGACAGCAGGGAGCCCCCGTACTTGTGCAGAGCGCGGGGGCTTTTTGTTGACTGAAAAACTATGCAAAAGGTCTACAACTTGCTGGGTGTTCTCGGCTTTGTCATGTCTGGAACGATGGCCGTCATGGGCGTGATGGCTTACACGCGTGTTCCGTCAATGGTCAAGAACTATGCCAGCGAGCTGAAGCTGGAGCTGACAAAAACGATCCTTGATTCAGTCCCCGTCCCAGAGATTCCTGACCTGCCCAAAGCCACGGGGCCTGCGATTCCTTTCAAGTGATCATCTTGGTGTTAGCGGTTGGGTCGTCTTCATGAGCTTCCGGCCCGAAGCCTTCAGCCTTGATTTTCGCCATGTCAAGTTCTGGCGTGGGTGCCTCCGCTTTTTGCTCAAATGACGCCAGCCATTCCCGTAGCGCGTCACCTGTAGGCGTACCTTTTGGCCACTTGACCCATTTCAGAATGGCCTTTGTATCTGTAAACGGCCTGGCGCTGTTTCCAGACATTACGGTGTAAACAATGGGCGGCCCCTCTCTCCTGCGGTTCCTCTCAATCCACAGCTGACCTGCTGTAAACCGCTCTGACTTCATGCCGGACATTCCTGATATTGAGATTCCGACGATTGAGATACGGCCCATCCCTGAGCCGCATGTATTTCCACCGCCGGTCACGCAGAACTTAGCGCCGCGTCCGATATATCAAAAGCCAGGTTGTGCCAGGGTTCACAGAGACGCACACCTAAATCCATCCCTGTTGCGGGATGACCCGAATGGTGTCGGCATCTCTTGCCCTGAGGGTGAGATGCCTAGTTACGTTCCGCTCGATTGGAACCCGCGCAAGCTGCAGATCATTGAGCCGACGCCGACACAGAACCAAGAACAAGAGAAGCCGCCAGCACAGCAAAAGGCTGACCCAAAACCACCACCACCAAAGGACAAGCCACCGCCAAAGGTGAAGTGTCCGCCAGCTAATGCCACAGAGGTTGGCACGCTGTCACCCAATGGCCGCAAGATCCTGGAGTCTTACGAGCTGGTCGATGGCGTCTGCAAAGAGGTCTACCGCAACGTTCCTGTGACGGAGCAGCTGGTCAAGGCAATCCCGTCGCCCTACGAGGCAGCACAGACCGCAGGCATCGCTGTTGTTGCAACCACCGCCGCACTGAGCACGCCGTTCTTGGTGCGGATCATCAAGCCTGTGGTGAAAAAGCTGCTGACCAAAGCGAAGGAGATCGTGACCCGCAAGAAGGAAGCGCGGCCCTCTACTTTCTTGAGGAAGCAGGCGCAGCGGAAGGCGCGGAAATAGCGTGCGTGTGGGGCACCATTTTCACAGGTGGCACTGTGACAATCAGGTCGCTGCAGACAACGGACATTTGACCTGTGAACTGCACGCCAGCCTTGGCAAGCTCCCCGCATTTAGCAGCGCGAAAAAGCTCGTGTTCTAGTCGTTTGGTGGCCAGCAACTGCTCTTGCAGCTTGATGTTTGTATTGACAGCTCGTTTGCATTGATCGGCCAAGCCACGATCCAACGGCACAGAAAAGGTGGCCGTGATGCCGTAGTTCAGCGATCGACGGTCCTTCTCAAACCGTGGCAACTCTGAGTAGTACAAAATGCGGCCTGGATCATCGGGCTCGCCATTGTCATCGGCATCTGCCGTTGAATAAACAGGTGTCCGCGTTGTTGATTCAAACGGCAGGTCGTAGTTTCTGCTGCCCGTGATGAATGGCGACACCGTAAGTGTTGGACCTGGGCACTGAATCCCCTGCGACATCCGGTAGATCGGATGCGGTCCCGTCATCATCTGATAGGCGTTGTTGACCACTGAGCCAGTAGACGTACTGGATGGGTTTGCGACTGTTGTGTTGGCGTAAGCAGGGCTGCCGAGCGCCGCGATTACTGCGAGAACACCGAAGTGCTTTCGGTGACGCTTTCCGTGGTTATCGTTCTTTCCACGCGAGTCACGGCATCGAGGCCCGGAGCCATGAACGATTCGGTGATGCTCCAGCTTGCGCCAGTATTGACGACTTGCCATTGGGGCTTGGTTTCAAGGTGAGGGCTAGTCCAAGAAAAATTGACGCCGCCGACGGTTTGATTGTTCGTGACGGTTGCTTCTGGGGAGATGGGCACATCACCCACAGTTTCGACGTTATGGCCTGCCGCAGAATAAGAATATCCAGTCCTGTAGTTGTAACTGGTGATTGATTCTTGAATGACTGTTGTTGACTCAGTGCGTGAATTAAGTTGTCCCTGAGTGAACTGAGGGGTGATCGGCGCAGCCATCGCTGAGCTAGGCAGCAGCAAAAGCAGCAGCCAAGCCTTAGTCAATTTCAATCTCCATTTTGTTGCTGAGGATCGCGCTTGTGCCTGCTCCGCCTGCAGTCACAGTCATGATTCCGCTTGAAAGAGCTGTCGCCGCCAGATTGCTTTTCACGCCGCCCGAACCCGTGACGACTTCGCCGTAAGTAGGGAGGTCATCAACGTTGCCGGTGGTGGTAGTCACCTCAGTGGCTGAGCTGATGGTGTCACCTATCAATGCCGACTCAGTGAAGGAGAAAGCCGAGCCGGCGGTTGTGACTGCGTAGTCAGTGTCGATCATGGCTGGCACGCCACTGGTGAGGCTACCAAGGTTCAAGCCACCAATGGCCCCGCTGGTGGTACTGCCGCCGCTGGTGACGCTTGGCGTGACGTTTGTGCCTGAGGCGCTGTAGGTGCTGCCGATGCGTTTGGCTGAGCTGTACGCCTGATCAATGCTGATCTGAGCTGATTGGGTCAGTCGGTGGGTGATGTCAGCATGGGCAGGGGCGGCCAGCAAAGTGATGCCCAATACCAAAAGTGTGCGGGTCATTTGATGCCGACTTTGGAATCTTTGTTATCAATGATATTCGGCTTCTTATTTCCGTTGCCATTGGACTTACGTTCGATGCCAAACGAAGCCATTGCGCCAGTCAGCAGTGAGGCGACAAAGGTGTTATCCATTTTCATCTGGGGGAACAAGCCCAAATAAGAGACGGTCAGCAGAGTGGCGCTCCAAAACAAGACAGCGCACTTAACGACATCAGCAACGCAGATGCCTTCCTTTTCGTGATGGTCTTCTGGAGTTTCTGCCATGGCACAACGGAGCTACGCTTTAAGGGTAACTAGGCCAAGCCAATGCTTCTTATCCTCAAGCCCTTGGTCATGACGATGTGGCGCTCAAGGGCGTTCAAAGAGTTGATTGTGGCGATGCTTGAGAAGATCGTCACCCGTACTGATAACGACTTGGACGATCTTGCGGTCAAGCACCTTAAGGATTTGCTTTTGCCTGATACTCGTGTTGAGAAGTGAAGCTGTCCGCGTTTTCCGCGACTGGCTGGTTCATTGCAGGCAGCGCGGTCACGGCTTTGCTTTGCAGCTCAATGCTGGTTTTCATCGCCGGATACAGCACTGGCGTTACCAGTTGCGACCAAGCAATATCAGGCCAGCCCTAGCTGTAACTGGCGTGTTAAGCCTGCTGCCGTTCTTCCAGTTTTTCCGTGGTACACCCCACCAGCTGGCTGCAATTAAACAACTTGAAGAGTCGCTGCCAGCGGGATTACTGGAGGAGAACGAGGCTGATTGGTTTCAAGCGTGGAAGGAGAGCGGATATGACCAGCAGATCTACATGCCCTACTTCACACAGCTCGATAACAAGACAGGCACGGGCTACAGGGAGTGCTTCTCGTCAGCGGCCGCGATGGTGGCGTCTTTTTATCGGCGCGTTACGACGGATGATGAGTACAACGACATCCGCAACAAGTACGGGGACACCACGTCCGTAGAAGCACAGCTTGCAGCACTGCGGAGTCTTGGTCTCAAGGCTGAGTTCCGCAAAGACGGTGACGCTGATCTGGTTGAACGAGAGCTAGAGGCTGGCCGTCCTGTCCTTGCCGGCTATTTGTCAGCGGGCAACATGCTTCGCGGTGAGCCCCCAATGTGCAATGGCTTGGGGTGCGGCCACTGGCTTGTCATCAGCGGCTATGCCGGGAAGAACAGCAACGACCCTGAGTGGATCGTCCAAGACCCCCTTGGCTACCCCGAGATGGAGAAGGGTGGTCATAGCAATCCGCATTTGGGTCGGAATGTCCGCGTTAGGCAGGCTGCGTTTTATCAGCGGTGGCAGGCGGAAGGTCCAAAAACAGGCTGGGTGATCTTGATTAGCGAATAAGCAGCATGGACATGCACAAATGTGCTGTTTACTATTCAGAAAAGTACACTCTGTAACAAATGGGCTGGGCAACTTGGATGCAGGTCAAGCCCACTCACGAGGAACTCTTTGAGATTGAACGAAGCGTCAGAAACGTCCAGAACTGCACCGATGAAGAGCAACTAAAAATGATTTGCGCTTCGCTCGTTCGTCAAAATTTCCACCAATCAAAGCTTCTTAGCCAAGCCGTAGGGCGTATCGGAGAGCTGGACGCCAAACTCGCTTGCTGGGATTAAGAGCCTTTGCCCAGGATCTTGGTGCGGTAGTACCTCACGCATGACTCGTAATACCAGCGTGCCTTCCAGTCGTGCGCGAAGTAGCGAACTG